AATAATCAAGTGTTGGCTAATGTTGAGAATGTAAGAAATTTTAATGCTGGAGATACATTGCAATGGTATTGGTCTTCTAGTGGAACTGGAATGCAATTATCTTCATCACCAGCTTCTGGTTTTATACCTGCAACCAGATCAGTTAACATAACAATCGCACAATTAAACTAAAACCATGTCGCAATTCCCTGAAATCTCATCCAATCTCTCAACTGCCAACTTTAGAGCAAGCGTACTCACTTTCCTTAAAAATGGAATTGAAGTAGACAATACCACTGGTGGCCCACTGGCTGTAAAAGATCACAATGCGGCAATTTCAGGATCAACATTTTTTAACGACACAACTGCTCGCACAGGAAACTGGTATGCCATTCAGGTGCTAGCTACAGCAGTGTTTACAACGCTTACTGATTCTACTCGCACAGGTACTGCCATTAGCACATTCAGCTTCCCTGCTGGAACTATTTTCTTTGGTAACTTCTCTGCTATCACGCTGGCAAGCGGAACGATTATCGCATACAACGCTTAAACCATGCCATACCTTGGTCTAAAGCTAACTCCTGATGCTTGGCTTTATAGATATCCTGCTTTTGCTGGAGTTACTCTTCAATATTTACTTGTAGGAGGAGGTGGTGGTGGGCAAGACACCCAAAGAGTTCAATACGGAACTGGAGGAAATGGAGGCCAAGTTTTGCTAGGATCTAATAATTTTAGGAAAGGATATACATATTATATTTATGTTGGAAGTGCTGGTGCTAGTGCAAGATATGGAGATGGTAATAGTGCTACTTCTAATACAGAAGTAGCTGATCCAACGGATGGTGGAAATTCACAAATATATTCATCTCCATATACAAATATTACTGCTATCGGTGGTAATTCTGGAGTTACAGCACAATATCAAGGAACGCTTCTTGGAAATAACATAGGTGGATCTGGAGGAAATGGAATCACACTTCCTCATAATGATAGATACGGATTTAACGGAAATTACACGCAACTTTTTGGTGGTGATGGTATCCCTATTATTGATTTTGTAACTAATCTTCCAATTTATTATGCGGCTGGAGGTGGTGGTACTTATGGGAATGGTGACGATGCCACAACAGGAGGAAATGGATATGACAATTATGGAAGCGGAGGAAATGCAGGTTCCGTTGGAAATACTTCTAACGCAGAAAAAGGAAAACAAGGAGTAGTAAAAATCATGGGATCAAGTTCTCAATTTGGTCAATTAGGAACATTTACACCAACTGCACAAAGAGATGTAGTAGGATCAAATACAATTTTAACATTTACAACACAGGGACAATTTACTATCTAAAATATATGGCTACATTCGCTTTACTTGACTCAAACAATATTGTTTCTACTTTAATTTTAGTAGATGACCAAAATGTTCCTACAGAAGCAGATGGAATAACTTTTGTTAAAAACAACTACGGAAATGGAAATATAGAAGAAGGAAAACTTGTTCAATCATTTCCTGCTGGAAGTGGGAAAAGAAGGCGTGAGGCTAGGATAGGATTTTATTACGATAAAAATACAGATGGTTTTTATCCGCAAGTAAGGACAGAAAATCCAATAAAGTCTACTTATATAGACCTTCCAAACGGAACTTCTTATTGTGTTATTTATCGAAATGCTTCTTCATTGTTCACTGGTCTCATAAGAAAAACATTTTACGATCCTTATTTTGATATTGGACAATCTGTTCAAAATCTTTCTGGAATTAAAACATTAATAATTCCATCTGGAACTCCTCACGCAATTATTCGTGACCCTATTGAAAGGTTTGTTTCCGCTTATGCTTTGAGAACTGGCGGTGTTCCATGCTGGCTTGGTGTTGATGAATTTATTGATTGGCTTGGTCAGCAAGATCAAACAACAATTAACAAGCACTTCCGCAAGCAAACGCTTCTTCTTGGACTCACGCCTCCACAGGGAATCGTGTATCACGATTTCAAATCTGATTTTAATGAATTAGCCGCAATCTTTGGGCTTCCAACGCCAGTTCCAGTTATTAATGAAACCAGCACAGATAAAAAACCAGTTCTTACTGACGATCAAATAGCAATATTACGCACCATTTATGCTGACGATGTTGCATTATATGCCCAAGTATCTGCACAACCTACCATAGTTGCTCCTGCTCCTACTACGGATTCAACGACAACGGATGCGACTGCAAACCCAGTTGATAATTCAGCTAATCCTGATACAACAACTACACCATAATGCATTCTTCAGGACAAACGCCTCTACTTGGAGCCGCAACAAGTGCTAGCTTTTTATTGTTTTCGTTTGTTCCTGAAGTTCCTCCTCTTGCTCAATGGATCTGCCTCCTGCTATCAGCAACGGCATCTGTCCTTACGATCATTAAGCAGTCACACAAATGAAAAAGACTTGGGAAGCATTACTTCCATTTCTAGGAACAATACTAATGATTCTAGGAGGATGTACGCACGCCCCATCTTCAATTTCAGTAGCTCCAGCAGTAGACAACATTTCTGCGGTTCAAGGAAATCTTTCTGCGGTTGACAGCAAGTCAGTCGTGATCGAACAATGGCTTAAAACACAGAAATGAAAAGAATAGCATTAGCAATTTTATTTGTCATGGCAGTCGGTGTTCAAGCTACAACGATAACTAAAAATGACATTATCAAGACGATTGAACATCAGCGTCAACTAGTCCACCAAGCTCAAGATGAAGCGTCTGCCGCAAAGCAAGAACTAGGAGTAGTTCAAAATGCAGTAAACGCACAGACGGCAAAGTTGAATGAAGCAGAAAACCAACTAGACATCACTCGTAAAGAGTTGTCAGATGTTCGTCATCATTTCCACCTATTGCTATTGATCTGCTCTAGTTGCATTGGGTTCATTGTATTCGCTAGCATTCAGAGGTTTTCTTCAATTCTCCTTGCCTTCTATCCTCCTGCACTAGCCTCTGACTGGTTTATCTCTATCGGTGCTGGAATTGTAGCAGGAGGGGCGGCATGGAGCCTTCTAGGTCATCTGTAGTCAAGAACAAGCTAGAGCAAAAGCCACTTGGCTCAAAGAAAGCGATCTATGCAATCTTTGCCTCGGTTTCTGTCCTGATTGTTTTCATTGGTTCTGCGTTTTTGATCCTAACCCACGCAGAGGTGGCAAAAGATATTGTGGAATTGGCGAATCTTGTAGTTCTTTTTTTCGGAGCGATAACAACAACCCTAATCACAGGACAAGCAGCAATGGATTGGAAGGCAATATCGGCACTTCAACACATGGATCAGGATTCTAATGAAAGAATAGAAAGCAATCAGGCATTACCTGAATACGAATCACATACAACTGAACTTCGGCGTGATCCAAAAGACTACCTGTTAGCGCATGACACAGCGTTTTAGCAACTTCCTTCCGTTCATCTTCCAGCATGAATGCGAATTCGCCAAAGGTCACTACGGCGACTACAACTATGTCATCGCAGAAGAGGTAGCAGGTGATGATGGCGGCGTAACCAAGTGGGGTTGCGACTATCGTGAATTCAGCGAGAAGCCATTTAACTTAACCAAAGACGACATCCGAAACCTAACAAAGGAAGGCGCAACTAAACTATACTGGTACAACTGGGATAAATACCATGTTGATCAAATGCCAGAGAAAGTTGGAGAAGTCTGGTTCAACTGCAAGGTAGTCAGTGGAGCAAATCAGGCGTACAAGATCCTTTACAGGACAGGCAACAACGCCGCAAAATTTATAGCCGACCAAAAGAATGTGAACTCTCTGATTGTCAAAGCACATCCATCCGACGCCAAGTTTTTGAATGGATGGAATGCGAGGCTTGACGATTTAAGTAAATATCTGCATATCCAAAATGCGTGAAACACCCCAAGCCATACAATGTTTCCCCAGCGGGGTGGGAGGCAATTAACAAAGCCATTGCATTAGTTACGGAACATTATGAGAACATTGCGTTGTTCGTGAACTGGGTTGATGATGAAGGCGAGACCCAGCATTGTGAAATCCTGAATGGAAACGGATTTGCGTTAGAAAATCACATTGATAAATGGGTTGACGGGGAGTTTCTTCCTGATACTTACGAGGATGACGAAGATGACGACAAACCCAGAAAAGCAAAAACATAAACATGGCAAACATAACCCATAAATGGAAAAAGCTCCTTGCTGTTTCTTGCAGTCACGCAAAATATGTAGACAAGAATGCATGGCAAGCAGTCCTAGAATTCAAGCGGCGTTTTAGGCCGGACACAATTTTGCACTTGGGTGACTTTATCGATCTCTCTGCGCTGATGGGGAATGGCGCGGGATCCGGCAGTGATGGAGACGAAGTGACGCCGGACATCGATACTGGACTGGTTCATCTGCGTGAACTATTGGCTGGATGTAAAGACCCTTGGGTGCTTTGCGGAAATCACGAAGATCGCGCTTGGAAGTTGACCCACTCAAAGAATAGCGTCACGGCGTACTGCGCGCACAAAATCATTCAGGCTATCGAGGACACAACAAAAAACCTTAAAGCTCGCCTCATTCCGTACACTGGAATCGAGCAGATAGTTGACATCTCGGATATTGGGTTCACGCATGGAACAATCTACAACGAGATGGCGGCTCGCGATATGGCGGTAAAATACTGCAACGGAAGTCGGCGCAAGGTAGTATTCGGTCACACGCACAAGGTCGCAACCGCAACCGCTCCAACAAAACATGGCGGAACGGGATACAATATCGGAACGCTTACCGCCCGCGGCGCGCTGGAGTACGCAAAGAATCGCCCCAGTACCTTTGCATGGACGCAGGCTTTTATCTGGGGAGAGTATTGCGAATCATTGAATCAATCTTCACTACAAATCACCCAACGAGCGGAGGGTGAGGTGTGGAGAATGCCAGTATAACCATAAAATACAAACATATGAAAACACCGAATGATTGGTTGAATGAGATGATAAAAATGGAGGGAAGTAGCGTTGTAGCAGAAGAGGTTCCAGAAGGATGGATGACTATGGCGCAAATGGCGCATCATGCCGGAGTGGCTACTACTACCATGAACGCAAGAATAACAAAATGGACTCGCGCTGGCCTCGTACAACGTAAGAAATTCAAAATCTGCGTAGGAAGACAGACCACTGACATCTGGCACTACAATAAAATGAAATAGGCTTTACAAACTTTAACGAATACTCAATATTTGCGGATATGTCATGCGGATGTAACTCCAGTTCTATTTACGACACTAGTGCCTTTGGGTGTGTATGCGCCCCAGAATTGCCTTATCCGCAGGTATCCGCGGAATCAGTCCCTTCACTAATAAACAACCTGACGCAGGCTCTTTATGGAACTTATGGAAGCGCATACGGAATTCAAAAATCCGTTGTTAATGGTTTTATTAAATGGACGATCCCGTGTGATCCCAATAATACCACTTCCATAAATGGAGTGCCAAGGCAAACAGGCGAAGGATTGCTTTGTTACATTATTCGCGTATTAAATCAACCAGTACAAAGCGTAACTCCACAATTCGTCATCGCAACCTCCATCGCACTTGGATAAAAAATCACTATGAAAAGACTATGTTCAGCTTACACAATCTCTGGTCAATCAATCACGCTTACTGGAGTCAATGTTCCTCTTCCACAGATCCTTTTAATCTCTGATGCCACTACTGGAAGCATCCTGTATTCAGTTGGAGGTACAGCGGCAACAAGTTTCTCAAATACTGGGGGGAACAGCACGATCACCCTTGCTAATAGTGCGATTTTTTCCTCAACGGATAAGCTGACAATTTACTACGATGACGCAGTAGTGGCTCCTACCACTCCCGTGACGCAGTCCGGCACATGGACTCCTACTCTACCTGTAGGCCAGCAGGCAATGGCTTCTTCCACGCCTGTGGTTATTGCATCGAATCAGTCTGCTGTCGCTGTTTCCTCACAGGTTTCTAGCACCGCTTCACTGACAGCAATCAGCACAGCTACAACAACACCTATTACGGCATCTTCAACTCGCGTTGGATTCATATTCTCAAATGCCGGATCCGGCACTGCTTATGTGCTATTGGGAGCTACTACGGGAGCAACCTCTACAAACTTTAGTTTTTCACTAGCTACGGGCGACATTGTTGCCATCAATTCCTACACAGGCCCAGCTTGTGTTAACACAACTGGAACTACTGCCTTCTTTATTACTACGCTGAATCCGTAATGGCTAAAAAGTTAGGCATTGATCTTTTTGGGAGTAATGCTGTCCTTTCACATGGACTATCAATTGGTTCGTCGTATAAAAGCCAAGTAAAAGTAAATCGCTATCACACTACTCTTTCTCCAATAAGCATAGATACCACTTTACAAGTTTTGATAATTAATGGAGGTGGATCTGGCGGAGGTGGGTATGCAGGCGGAGGAGGTTGTGGAGGTCAAATTGCTTTAGGGACTTTTAGTTTATCAACTCATCATACATATGATATAATCGTAGGGGCCGGAGGAATATATGATTCAGCAAACCAAATCCCAACTTTTGGTGGTTTAAGTTCGTTTGCCGGAAACACAACAGGAAGTTTTCAAGGGGCGGGATATGGAGGGCAAGACGAAAATTATCCTTCAGAGAACGGAGGAGGAGGTTGTGGACAAATTGGTGGGACTGACCCATATACTGGTGGGGCTTATTTTGATGGTAATGGAAATGTAAAAGGGGGTGATGGGTTTTGGGATGAAGCACAACAAGGTTTTGACACTTCAGGAGGCGGGGGGGCGGGACAAGTAAGTGGTCAGGATGCTACACCAAACGCCAATGGTGGCGTTGGAGGGAATGGATTTATGACATCGCATTTCTTTCCTGATATTGGAACAAGCATCCTTGATTACGGAATAGGTTGCGGTGGCGGAGGTGGAAAGACATCAACATATCCTCCTTATGGTGGTGGAAATTATTCTCAAGGCGGGTCTTTTGGTGGCAGTGCTGGAGGTGTTTATTACGGAGGAAGAGGCGGAGCAAATAGTCTTGTAAGTCTTTTTCCTTATAAAGCACCTCAATCAGGAAGCAGTCAAATAAGTTATCCTGCTGGTTCTGGACAAGGTTTTGGAAATGGAGGTGGTGGAGGTGCATATAACATAAATTCTCCTAATAATGTTGGTGCAGGCGGAAATGGTTCAGACGGCGCGGTGATTTTGAAGGTTCCAGCAAATTTTCCTTGGGATCAAAATGCGACCAACAACGCAAATCCTGACATTTTAGTCGGTGACCCAGTTAATGATTATATTTACATAGTGTATCCAACATCTGGAACATTCATTATGCTTTGACATTACTCCTAGAAATATATAACTAATCTTTATGGCATCAAATAAAACCAAACTACCAGAGGGTTTCCATGACCTTGGCGAAGACCTTTCTATGAAGGGTCAAGACCATATCAACAAAGTTGAACAGGAAGCGGAAACGCATATTCACTATCCCACTCTTTGGTTCCATGAGAAAAACGCTTTGAAAGACCTTCCAAAAGAAGGAATGGCTGAAATTAAATACAAAAAAGTCATGGAGCGGGAAGAAAAAGTCATGGTAAATGGCAAAGAAGTGTCTCGCTATACAACCGAACTTGAGATTCATGGCATTCGCGCTCATGGAGATTGGGAAAACGAAGAAACGTCAGAAGAAAACGAGCCTAGCGATGATGATGCCATCGAAAAAGGTTTAGAAGCCGCATCGAAAGCAAACTCCAACGACTAATATTATGGCAAACGACCAAACAATGCCCCCATCCGAACAAAATCTTCCTCCCGACATGGGAAAAGGCCCAGCTAGCCCAGCCGACATGGCTCCTGCTGGCGTTCCAGCTCCACAGGACGGCGGATCCGTAATGGTATCCATGCCCAAGGCCGCTTTCGATGCAATTCACCAGCTTATCGTCCAACTTGCAAGCGGAGTTGATCAACTCGCTCAAGGAGTTAACCAACAGGCCGCTGGAGGGTCTCCAGAAGGCGCACCAATGCCCCCAGAAGCTCCCACAGGTGGCGCGCAGGGTGAAGAGGGCGGTAGTGACGAGGACTTCCTCAAAAGCATGGCTCAAGAGGCAAGTCAGCGCACCAAATAAGGTACAAAATCAATGTTCGTCTCGCAAATATTTGACGAGGCTTCGGAGATTCTTGCAACGACTGATCAGACCAAGATTTTCCGCAAGCTGACGCAGGCGGTTCAGACCCTCATGGAGTCTGGACACTGGTTGCGAACGACCCAAGAGGTAGATGTCTGCACTGGCTGGGATGGTCAGACAATTACCCTTCCCCGCGGCATTGAGGTTCCGCTTGGGGTAAACATTGATGGTTCTCCTACATATTTCAGAGGACGCCTGTTCCAGTACAACGTAAATGCAGGCGGAATGTACAACCCAGTATCATGGGCATGGGATGACCGAGGATTTGTGGCGACCCAGATGGACATCCGGCAACCTTCACAACTTGTTGCCATCTCCGAACACCAAGCCGATGCCGGACTTCAACTGCGAGTCATTGGAACAGACGCAAACAACCGCGACCTGCGCTCACAACTTGATGATGGCACTGGACTTGATGGAATTCTTGTTCCAATTCATGCCCAGAGCGACTTCCCATTCGGAACCATACAGCCGGATGGAGTAACAATTCAGACGCGATCTGTCGCGATTTCTGCATTACAAAAATTGCTTTCTGCCACAGCGCATCAATTGGCATCTGGTCAATCCGCAGTTCTCTCTGTTGGTTCAGGATCAGTAAATGTTCCTGTCGGACTCATTAACGGAAACACTTATTACATTGGAGTTGATGACGCCAACACGATTACCCTTTACCAAACATCGCTGGATGCAAAGGCCGGAGTGAATCCCATCAGCCTGACAAGTATTGTCGGCGCGCCATCTGTCACGCTTACAGACTCGCGTAATGCGAGCCTCCTGACTTCTGTAAATCTTGTCAATGGTCAGCCAGCAATCTCGATTGCATCTCCCAACGAGGTTACATTCTCGAATATCGGAGGGAATTCACTTCCCTCTCCTCTTGCCGCAAACACGACCTATTTCGCGCAGTCGTTGGATACATCAAACCTTCAGGTGTATGCTTCCTTGAACGACGCACAAAATTCAACGAATCCAGTCTTGCTGTCCGGCAGTAACTCTCAATTCAATGTGGACATTCGCAAGCCAATTGGAGCGCAAACGACACTCACATTCTCTCCGTTTCACAACTATAATACTGGCGATGCGGTTCAGGCGTTCACAAATGGAGGAACATTGCCGACGCCTTTGATTGCGGCGCAGAATTACTTTGTTCATTCAATCAATTCGACATCACTTACGCTTCACGCGAACGCATCTGATGCAACGGCTGGAACAAATCCAATCACATTCACCGACAACGGCTCTGGAACCAACTCATTGGTAAAACTAGTTTCAGCAACTTCAAATACTGGAACCATTAACCAGATTACAGCCGCCGGACTGAATGTTTCTGCACCTTCTGCGCCGACCTCCGCCGCATCAGCAGTTGCAATTGTTACTGGATCTGTGGTCGGAGTTCAAATCACTGCCGCCGGATCAAAGTACACATCAACGCCGAAGGTGACATTTGATTCTCCTCTAAAGACATACACAATTACTGGAAATACGCACGGCACGACGACAATTGATGGCATCCCGAACATAACATATGTTTCGATTGGTCAAACTATAACTGGATCTGGCATTCCGGCAGGAACGATTGTCACAGCGATTAACGGGTCAACTTCCATTACGATAAGCAATGCCGCTACGGCAACGGCAACAGGCGTTACACTAACGCTTGCTCCTACAATTCCAGTAGGATCCACGCAGACATATTCGACTGCAACTGGATATGCAGTGATGATACCAGACGCCGTTGGATCTGCCACATATCAGGTTGGATCAATTGTTATAACATCATCTGGTCAGGGTTACACATTACCTCCAGTTGTTACTATTGATGCTCCTACTACAAGCAATGGATTCACATACGCAAGCACTATAGGAAGTCCAATTCTTGCAAGCGTAACTGGTATCTCTGGTCAGGCCGCAGGACAGCCCGTCTTTGGTGCAGGAATCCCAAATGGATCCACGATTGTTTCGGTAACTACCAGTCCGAATACAATTACAATTTCTCAAAATGCCACTGCTACATTAGCGGCTGGTCAGAATGGATCGTCGCTCGTATCCAGTACAACAACACAGGCGGGAGCAATCTCAACACTACAGACTTCTTTTGTTTCCAACATCATTGTTCCCACTGGATCGGGCGGACTTGGATATGCGGCTCCTCCTATTGTGCAAATCACAGGCGGCGGTGGTACTGGAGCCACGGCAACATCTCAAATTTCAAATACTGGTGTTGTTACTGGAATTAATGTGATTTCACAAGGCACTGGATACACATCTGCTCCGACCATTTCACTCCTTCCATCTACTGGCGTTCTTGTTCAATTCTCATCCACTGGGACATTGCCTTCGCCTCTGATTGCCGGAACAGCATACAGACTTGAAAACCCTATTAATGCAGGGGCGGGTGTATACACAATCCTGAATCAGGATTACTCCACAATCAACATTACTGGGACATTCACTGGAAACTTCTATGTCAATCTTTCCAAATCGTTTGCAATTGGGTTTAATGGTTTATGGAATGGTGACTTTGGTGGTCTTTCAACTGGTCAGGTTGTTTATTTGTCATCCGATTATTTGTTGCCAACTGGAGTAAATAATACTACCGCATACACGATAACAATAGTAACTCCAACAACGGCACAGCTATCTGCTGGATCCCCATTAACACTAGTAACGCCAACCGCGCTGGGAGTTGGTCAGTCATATTTTGCTGTTCGTGTAACGGGACAAGGAACGCCATACAATAACCAGATTGTATTGTCCAATATTCAGTACCTTTCTAATGGTGAAAGCGTTCAATTGGCTTCTACTGGGACGCTTCCTACACCAATTAAGTCTGGAACAACATATCCCGCCCCATACACCATCACACTTGTTGGTAACAATATCTCTCTTACGGATGTCAACAACAACCCTGTAAACATCACAAACCTTGGGGTTGGTCAGATCAGCATGAACATTGTTCGTTCATTCTCGCCATCTGCATCTACTAGCATCGTTGCGAACAATCAAATTTATGACACAGGGGATCAGATCGCCGTCAGAGCCGCCATTGGTGATACATTGCCTGCCGGAATCACTGCTGGCAATTATTACGCAAGGGCAATCGATAACAGCACATTTGAGTTGTATGACACGCAATACAATGCCCAGCACATAGACTTTACAAATGGTCGTTTCAGCTTCTCAAGCACAGGGAATAGCGTCACAAGCACATTCTATGTGGACGCAATCCTACCTCCAACGCTCGTCAAGTCAGTCATGCACATTGAAAAGCCGATCACAGCGGGGTATGTGAGCCTGTATGCGCTTGATTACGGCAGGAGCAACGATATGACCCTCATCGGTCAGTATCACCCTTCTGAAACAAACCCAAAATATCGCCGCATTAGGATCGGTCAATCATGCTCATGGGCGCGTATCATTTATCGGGTCGCGCACCCTGAAATTACTAGCGTCTACGACTATATTCCCATTGAGAATGCCCGCGCAATTATTGCGGCTGTCCACGCGGTTGACCTTGAGGACAAGGATTTCCTTGATCAATCCCAAAAATATTGGGCGACGGCTTTATCCTACTTGAAAAATCAGCAGGAAAGTTTTGAAGGCCATGCTTTCACACCTCCGCAGATCAATAATATTACCTACGGAGATGGAACTGATCCAGTTATCGAGTCTGTCTACTACTGGTAATGAAATCTCCCAACATCACTTCAGGCAGGGCGATAAAAACTACCGCCGGATGGCTCCACGGCGTCAATTCGGTACGCAATCCTTGGACTCTCCCTGATAATCAGGTGAAATGGGCGCAGAATGTGAATTTCCGCGGCGGAGTCGCTCAAACGCGCAACGGATTCGACATGAGGCTGTCGTTACCTCAAGGAAATTTCCAAGGTGGCATCATTTTTAACGCAAACAAACAATCCAAGGCCGCTTCGGTTACCACAAACCTCTCCGGCGTCAAGATTTCACAACCTCAAACGATTTACACACCACAGGGAACCGATTCCCTTGAAACAGAGCTTTCCTACGCCCTATTTTGCGTCGATGGCAAGGTGTACTACGCTCCATTTCCCTTAATTCAGCCTGCATCATGGTCTTCATACCAACTGACCAACATCCAGCTTGATCCTAATGTAAAAAAGGTAAATTTCGTGATAGCGACCCAGCAAGCATCAACAAATGCCAGCGGGAATGTCACAATTACGCCATCACATCGAATTGTTGTCATCCAAGATGGAATAAACACCCCATGCTACTGGGATGGATCGGATATCACGGGACAACTTGCACTTCAGATGCCTGTTGGATATTGGATGGCATTTTCAGGAAACCGCCTGTGGGTGGCTAATGGAAATATCATTTCTGCATCTGATTTGGCTAACCCTATTGGATGGAAAGAGCGCACATCCGGCGCGGGGCGCGGTGACTTTAGTGTTCCTAGACCAGTTACTGGGATGCATGATTTTGTAGGCCAGAATAACAATACAAACCTGTATGTCTTTACAAGTCAGGCAACATACTCCCTGTCGAGCGGTATTCTTGATCGATCTACTTGGGCAAACACTCCAAACTTTCAAAGCACGCTTTTCCCTAGCGTAGGATGCATAGCTGGAGACAGCATCACTTTCCAGTCTGGGTTAATGTGGTGGTACTCGCAGGGCGGGCTGGTAAGCGCGGACGTAGCATCAAACAATTACCTATCCAGCCAAGTTCTGTTCAAGGATCTTGAGATGGCAAAGGTGAAACGTCTTATGGCGGCAGATTGTAGCGGGATATGTGCTACAGCATTTGAAAACTACTTGCTTGTTTCTGTTCCTTACCTAGAGCCTCTTAACAGCGCGACGATGGCGTTAGATTACGCGGCGGCGAGCGAGTTGAGCGATGGCAGGAGTCCTGCATGGGCTGGAGTGTGGACAGGCATCAGGCCAATCACATGGTCAACGAACGTGATCAACAATCAGCCTCGCTTGTTTGCATTCTCCGTAGATTACGCATCAACAAGCGACGGGTCGTTTAATCACCTGTGGGAAGCGTTCTCTCCCAACCGATATGACACATACCTGAACATCGCGCAGGATGGATCTACGACACAGCTTGTAAACAGGATCTATTGCCAGCTTGAGACCGCCCTTCTTGGAGACTCGATGGATAAAAAACAATTCGTGTATGCCGAGATGGATTGCTCACAGATCGCAGGAACAGCGGATGTGAGGGTTTCGTACCGCGGAACGAAAGGATCCTATCAACAAATCCTGAATACTCGCTTGCTAGCAGTCACAGAAGAATACCAATACGCAACAAGTCCAGTTGCGGCTGAAATAAATGATCTTGGGTTTTTGCAGACGCAGTCACGCCGATTGACGACCGAAAATGTTGCTAGGAACACAATAATCAAGTCGTGTGAATCTAGTGACACGCTTGATGTGGACAAGGCATTTAGTCTTCTCATCGAATGGTGTGGCTCAATGGGTATTGATTCCGCAAGAATGTTCCAAGACCCTTGGTCTGATACATCGTACGGAAAACCTTCGCAGGATGAGACGACTCCATGCGTTGTAGCCGAGGACGGGTCTTCAATTGTTGTTGCGCTTGAACCTGCGCCTCAAGAAAACGCCGGAAACATTCTGACTTCATGGTCTAGCACTCAAACACGCACATACACGACGCCTCCATGCCCAGTTGGACAATCCGCAGTCAAGGCATCAGCCACAGCTACGGCATCCTACACCTCGTATATTTCTTTAGCTGACGCCATAGCTCAAGCTGGCGCGCTAGCTCTACAGGAGGCAACAAATGCCGCCAATCAGTATCGTGTAGCCAACCCTTGCAACTAATGCCAACGATCACCTACGCATCAACTCAAATAACAGAGTTTCCCAATCTGTTTGTGTCTCCATACGGAAATGACGGCATTATTCCGCTCTATTCAAGCGTGCCGATGACGTACTCATCCACGGGGTCTTGCCTACCATGCGTTGTTTGTGGTAATTCAAAAACACGGGCTAGTGTGATTGCGGAGCAATCTCAAAATGTCCAGCAAACATCAACAAATGGAATCCAGCTAGCAACTGGAGTATAAATAATGACCCAATCAATAAACTTCAAATATGTCGCGCCAGAAACCCAAGAATTCAAGCAGATGCAGACATTCGCAGAGTCATTTGATCACTGCATACTGCCAAGTCCGAATGCAAGCCTTCATGCGTTCTATCGAGGCGATGTTTGTTTCGGATACTTGGACACAATTTATCTTCCAGTTAGCTATCCGGCGTTTCATCCTGCCTTAACTAGGCCAAATGATGTCATTAAAGCCATGTCTGGATGGAAGGCTCACACACAATTGTCAGGAAAATCAGGATATGTTGGAGTCCCTACAGAAGAGGACAATGGAAGGCCAAACTTCCCTGAATCAACTATGAATAAGTTAGGACTTTACAGATTGAAACGAGAACTTTATATTCCGAATTAATTATGGGCGGATCTCCTCAACCTACACCTCAAGCACCAGACCCTACTCTGAACCTTGCTTTGCTTGGAATGCAAAATCAAGCAGGAATTGGTGCGTTAAAAGCACAATCGGCAATCGATTTAGCAAAGTCTCGCACTCCGCTTGAAGCTAGGGTTCCTGATATCTATGGCCCACAGGGCGCGTTAAATGACACTAGCAAGTTAGCCGCTATTAACGCATACAAGAGCAAGCAGTTAGAACAACAGATGAATCCAGCCGCGGCAACCGCTCGTCAAAACATCCAGACCGCCGCCGCCCAAGATGTTAATCCCAGTTATTGGCAAAATCAGATGGGTCAATGGAGTAAAAATGTTGGATTCTGATTATGGCATACGCATCACCAGATCAAGTTAGTAGCCCATTTACTTGGCAAAACGAACTCCAAGATTGGACGAAAAGAGGTGGGCTACAAAACTACCTACAGACTGGGCTTCAAGATAGCACGATTAACAAATCTGGGTTTTATGATAGAGCGACCGCCGAGGCTCAAGCACTTCGCGCAAAAACCCTAGCTGAAGCACAAGGGATTATCGGTCAGGCTCCTATTGCTGGAATTGATCCTGCCACAGCGGTATCTGCTCTTCAAAACGCTGACGCACAGGCAATTCAACAAAGAAACACAGCAAGGCAGGCCGGATTTGCTAATGCCGCAGGGCAACAGCAATCGACCACTGATTGGATTAACCAAATGATGGGATCAACTGGTCAGGCTGTAAATGCACAGCAACAGGCTTGGCAGAATTATCAGCAGGCAATGATAAATCAAGCCGCTCAAAAACAAGCCGAGCAGAATGCTTTGATTGGAACTGGAATTGCCGCCGCCGGAACAATTGGAGGAGCCGCTGTGGCTGGGCCAATTGGAGCCGCAATCGGTGGAGGTCTTGCGGGATTAGGTTCAAAAGCAGTAATGCCATCAGGAGGATACACTCCTGCCTCTTCTGCTCCTGCGGCGGTTCAACAACAATATCCTTGGATGGCACAATCCTATTCAGGCCCAAGCAATAACTATTCTTAAAAATTATGGGAGGACATAATCCAAATTTAGGTAAAGACATCGGTCTTGGTGTGGCAACTGCTGGAGTATATCCAGCATTTGACTCCATGTATCATCACAACAAAAATCATGTTGGCGGAGAAGGCGCGTTCTTTGGACTTGGGCCTGCCGCATTACTTCTTCCTCAAAAACAACAGCAACAACAGCCCGCTGAAATGAATGCTCAAAATCTTGCTATGCTACAGCAGATGCAAAACCCAAATCAAAATTTTAACGGAGTAACATTCTAAAGCTATGGGCGGATCATCACCACAACCTCAATCGACGCAAACGGCACTTGATCCACAAATGCTCACATTGATCAAGTCAATGCAAGATCAACAATTGCAAGCTCAACAGCAGGCAATGAAACAAGAGCAGGCCGCTATCCGAAATTCTCAAGTGCAGGCCGCTCAACAGGCAGGCAGTGTCGGCAACCAACAAGCACAGCAACAGCTTGGACTCCAAAACCAATATCAGGAGGCATTGGATGCATCGGCAAAACAAAACGCTATGGGTGTAGGAGGGTACGCCGCCACTGGAGGCGCATTCGACCCTAATGCCGCCCGCGTTGCTCAACTTTCTAACCTTGGAGCCGCCGCTGGATCGCTTCCTACTAGCGTTTATAATCAAGCCGGATCTGGAGTTGCTCCAAAGAATCCTGCAATGACTGCCGCCGCTCCTGTCAATACAGGCGTCAGTGGTGCTAGCCAATTCAATCTTCCATCGACCCAAGGTCTGAAATTCGGAGGAATCTAACTATGGCATTTTCACTTGAGACTGGCGGATATCAATTCGCACCTGCGTTTCCTCGTACCGATGACACACAGGCACTTGCTGGCATTAAGCCGCTGTCTTTTAGTGGAGGAGGCCAGTCTCCGTTGCAGTTCCAACCGCTAGCAGGATGGTCAACGCCATCAACTCACCCTGAATATATAACTCAAGGAATATCTAGTGGGCTTGGAGCAATTGCACAAGGCATTCAGGCCGCATACAAGAGCAAGACCGATCAGGCTCGCGAAGACAAACTTCTGGCGCAGAAATACGCACAGGAAGAGAAAATTGCAAAAATCAGGGGAGATGTTTCAGAGCAATTATTGAAGGATAGGATCGCCGCGGCAGGTGGAAATTTAGGGAAAGGCACAAAAAACCTTCCTGTAAGCACATTGGGTACATCAACTCAAACTCCCGATGATTCAGAGTCCTCCGCGGAAGATACGAGCTTGCCAGACCTTGAAAAATACAAGGGAAACTCATTCGCACCTCCCACAAAGGATTTTAACCTTCCAGAAAAACTTCAAGGCGAAGCTCCTTATCAGAAGGTGACGCCAGCACCGAGTCTATTTGGAAGCCTTTCCGCTCCAGTGCCAGTGCCGCCCGCGGAACTCAAAGGTAATGCCGCACTTTCTGCGCTATCTTCAATTCCTTGGGGAAGTGTTTCCGGCGTTTACAAATCCGCTGGAGGAGTTCCACAAGAGACATACACTCCTAACGCTGACCTTTTGAGGAACCCTAACAAGGCTCTGTCAAATATGTCCACGTTCGCAAAATCTGGAGACATTGGAACGGACGCCGGACGCGCCGCGGTTATTGATGCTCTTGCAAAGGGATGGAATCCAAACGCTGTACCAAAAGACCCCGCAATTGAGCAGATGATTGGTATGCCAGTCGCTGTATCGCAAGAAGACTTCAGGAAGATTGAGAAATACGCAAAGGCTCAAGGAATAGAGCCTCCTATTGCCGAAAAAGAGCAGTCAGATGGAAGTGTTGTGATGAAGTGGCCTCAACTCACTCCAGAGCAAAGGCTCATGGAGAAGACGCGACAGGACAGGCTTACTTTCCAAGAGCAAAATAGGCAAGAAGCCGGATTTAAGGGAAGGGCGCACGCATTGATGACGACCCCAGAAGGGAAAGCGATCCAAAACCGCGTTGACCTCATCACTCAATTTTGGCCTGCCGCAGATGCCGCTCTTGATACGGATCCCAATGATCGGGTTTCTAGGAGGATTGCCGACTTGGATGCAATCGATAAGTTTACTGCATTTGCGAGCGGAAAACAGCCCACAGAAGCTCAATACCATGAGATCCAAGATTACACGCAAGGATATTTGCGCGATCTGCGCCAAAAAATTGAAAAGTCAGGTCTTTTAGACCCTAGTCAGGGTGGCGCAAGGCTATCTCCTGAAGATGTGATGACCATGAAGAGCATGATGGGAGAAACATTCAATTATACCGCCCAAAGATTTAATGCTCGCGCCAAAAACGCACGCAAGCAGGCACTCTATGACCGCCCAGACCTCCCAGAAGGAAAGAGGCCGCATGAGTTCCCTGTTCTGCGTACTGGCAAACAGGTAAAGACCGAATTCGATAACGAGACCAATAAGTTCAAGGCTTTGCATGAACAGCTTGTCGCCGCAAAAACTCCTGAAGAAAAACAGGTTTTACAAGACAAATACGACGCTCAAAAGGAACATCTTTCAAAACTAGCTTCAGAGATGGCACAGATCAAAACCAACAAAGGCAACCCTTCCAACATGGACGAATTGCTCAACCCAGACCCTGAAAAAGTAGGTGGTTGGCAGGAAGAAAACTTTAGCGTTGTTCCAGTGATGCTATCTCCTGTACAACCTTAATCATGGCTGATCCAGACCTGAATGCAGATTTACAAAAGATCAACGAACTTGCGGGATTATCTGAAAAAAAAGAAGAGCCTCAAAAGCCTTTAGACAAGACAGAAATACCTGAAGTTGCGGCTGATCGTGCGGTAGCTGGTCAGCAATCAGAGATGGTTCCGAAGGTTCCGCCTATTGAGGATACGGCGACATCTTTATTCAATGCTCCGACTCCGATCACGCCTGAAGAAATCAAGGCAAAGGAAAGTTACAAGGGTGGTGGCGGAGCAATGGGCGCGTTGCAGGCGTACAAAAAAGAAGCCGAATCAGGCAAAAAACCCCCCACTAAACCGCTTGCGGATATTGGCCTTGAAAAATCAAAGGAAAAAGCAAAAGAGCAGGGAACTTATGTTCCCAATTTGCAATCCGATCTTGATGAAATCAACGCAATCTCTCAAAAGACATCACAGGAAAAGCCTACGTCTATTGCAGATGAAATTATTGCCGCTGGCCCACAGGGAATAACGCAATATCACAAGGACATGGTCGATCTGACGAAAGATCCCGAACTCCTGAACGAAATTTACGAGAAGGCTCCTTGGTACGACCTTGGGTCGAAGTACAGGGATGTCTATAAATTCAAACAGAGTCCACAGAATGCCATGTCGGCGCAGAAGACTCTGGCTAGCCTGAAGCAATGGGGTAAGCAGATGGGTACGCAGGGTATAAACCTACTTGGAGACATCGGAGAGGACGCCGGAAAGCTACTCAATGCCGAAGACTACACAAACAGGCCATATAGCGAAAAACTCAAGGAGGTCGGCGCAGACGCAATTACTGGGCTGGATGAATTCCTTGGAATTCCCGTAGGGTCTTATAATTTCGGACAATATCATCAAAGCGGATTTGGGATTGTTGATGACATCCTGAAAAAGATGAATGGCATCTCGCCAGAAAGGCATGAAGCCAACTGGCAACAGCGAGCCGATGTCAGAAGATTGCAGGCGAATCGTGATGCAATAACTCCATCAAACTTTGGCGTAGTTGCATCCGGCGTGATGCGTAATTTCATGCCTACGCTTGATCAGGTAATGGCTGAAAATCCAAACCTGTCCGCGGAGCAGGCCGAATACAAACTCCAGCAGGATACTGCCGACATCATAAAGAAAAACGCGCCTTCGCTATTACAGCCAGCAACAGAGCGAGGCAAAGAAGAAATCAGAACTGGCGTAGGATTGCTAGTTCCTGAAGCTAACGCGGCAGTTGTAGGACTTGAAGGAATTGGCATGGGAATGCGGGGTCTTGCCAAGGCAGGCAAAGCATACGAACTCCAGAAGACCATTTCCAAGATGCCATATGTG